ATGATGTCCGCCTCTGTAATTTTCGACGGATCAAGGTGGTCATACGTCACAAATACGGTCGTTTTCCCATCCAGTGCCCCGCCTGGCGAGCGCCGTAGCGATTAAATCTCCGAATCCAGTTTTGTTTTCGGCCTAGCATGAAATTTGAAACTCGCTTGTATAGTTGTTCTTTGATTTCCATTCATACACTTTTGTATAAATATCGGCTGCCGTCGAATCAATGTCGCAAACCGCCATTGCTTTAAACAGCGTATTGATTGATGTCGCTTTTGCTTTAAGCACAGCCGCGACGCTCGGCTTTTCCGTCCATCCTGGTGCAGCTAAAAGCCCAGGAATCAGCCCCAACTTGGGAAAAATCTGGTCAATGCATTCGCTGCCCGATGCGACTCCGGTTATTGCATCTACGCCGCCGATGATGTCCGCCTCTGTAATTTTCGACGGATCAAGGTGGTCATACGTCACAAATACGGTCGTTTTCCCATCCAGTGCCCCGCCTGGCAGCGCCGTGATCAGCGGTTTATGATCGTCGTTAAAGGCCACGGTGTAATCCGTTCCCTTTAACAAGTCCGTACCCGCTTCTGTTGGTTTAATTTTTAAGCTCGTCAGCAAAACGCCAGTTTTGTCAACTACCGCCGCCCCCGATGCGAGCGAAATTGGCGCATTCGGCACCGCTGTTTTGTGCTTCGTCGGGTCCATGACGTTGATAAACACGATCGGCGCGACGGCGTACAGTTTAAACAACACTTTCATAGCTTCGCAAAGCTCATAGTTTGTAAAATCATCGGTATACCCCAAAGCCGTCACGGCCTCGGCATATGTGTAAGCTAAAACCGGCTTATTTACATATGCTATCGGGTCCGCCGTCAAGTTCACCGGCGCGCGGCCGATAAAAACAGGCAATCCGGCGCTGACTTGCACCGGTGCTGTTATGGACGTGGCGACTTCCGAGGTATACACTCCATGTTTGTAATCGCTCATTTATTTTTTCACGCTCCTTTTGTATAATTTGCAGCTTCGGCGTACCACGTATGATAGGCCGATCCCGTTTGGCTGGTGAGGTTAAGCACTTCTGACAGCTTGTCTACATCAACAAACAGTTTTTTCACTGCTGGGCATGCGCTGAAAAGCTCGTCAAAATGCACCGGCAGCCCGCCTTTGTATACGCGAAATCTAGGCAGCCCCTCTTTTGGGATATTCGGCCCGACATATATTCTGCTTATTTCCGCCGGCGTCTCCGTTTTTACCTCCTGCACCACTTCATCTGCAGGCAGTGCCGTCTTGTCCTGTAAGGAATCCTCTGACATCTTCATTCACCTCCTGTACTGTTGGAATTTCAATGTTTAAAGTAAATGTGCCGTACCATTCTGGTGGCCCCTGTTCTTCCGGGATGTCGCGTTTCATCGGCAATCCTATGCGGTAACAACCCCCGATATTTCTGTGCTCCAATAAATATGTTTTTATCGGGTCCATGATGGTCAAAAGCTCCCGCCACCCCTGCTCGTCGTCTTCTGAATAGGCAATACATATAATTTTTACCTGCGCCGTTGTATCTTCGTCGGTTGTTTCATCTCCTAAAAGGCGTACAATCACGCATGGTATGTCTTCCTGGTCGGATTTCGGATTTTTGGCCGGCAGGTACCCGCGGGCAATTTTAGGCGCTGTGTATTCCCCTTTTTGGGTCGGCAGCTGCAGTTTCTTCGTTGCTTCCGCCAGCGCATATTCCAGGTTTTCCATCAATGCATCTGCATTCATCTTCCCGCCTCCAATATCCGATTAATTTCATGATCGATACGTTTTTCCAGTGTTTCAATCGCTTTTTCTTCAACGCTTTTTATTACTTTTTCATTGCCTACCATTTGCGGGATCGATGGCCCATACAGCTGTTTCAGTGGATACCGATTCTTTCCAGCCCTTATCCATATACCTTGGTAGCCATTGCCCATGGTTTGCCGAAATGCATGTTTTATCGGTTTCTTTGCGCCGTTTTTTTTTACCCTAGCCCGAACCGGATTGTCTTTGCTGACATCAAATTTTACCAAAGGGATCGGCCCGCCCATTGACTTGATCCGTCCTATCGGTGATGCTGCATTTGCATTTGTCACCTTTATCGTGCTGCGCACGTCTTCTGCTTTAATCACATATTCTTTTCTCACTGCCCGGACGATTTCCGCCCGCGCTGTAATCAAGCTGCGGTTAATGGCAGACGCTTGCGCTTTTGGCAATGCTCCCGGGATTTCTCCCAACAGTCTTTCTGCTCGCTCAATTTGTGAGACGTTAAATTCAATCATGATTGCCGGGCCTCCAGCATAACTTCTAGCATGTCGTTGTCGATGCAATCCACCACGTAATAAAAGTCGTTGTCGATCTTTATTTTTTGTTTCGGCTCTGGCCGATAGCCAAGAGCTTCCAAGGAAACAAATAACCGACGGCGCATATTATATACGCCATCGGTTTTATTTTGCGACGATTTATCCTCGTCAAGTATGCAGGTTATTTCTTCGCCATCAATTTTATGGATCTCGGCAAATTCTTTTGTATTTAAAAATACAGTCTTCATGTCCGCCGCTAGAACATCTTTAAACGACATTAGCCGATTTTTACCCGAACAGTGGTCCCCGCTGCAGTCTTGGCGGCTATTGCAAATCCCGCCAAAACGCCACTATTCGTTTTATCAATATTGCTGTTCGTTTTATTCCAGTAAACAGTATCACCGGCGACAATTTCAAGCGGCGCCGCAGCCGGTAATTCCCAAACTTCAGTCACAGACAAAGATCCTGTTTTGCCCGTTGCAATAGGTTCCAAAGCGATCCCGATTTTATTAGCCAGTGGCACCACTTCGAGGTAAGCGACATCCGCTGTCGCTGTAAAATCAATAATGTCCCCTTTTTGGATGTGTACTGCTGTTGCCATTTATTCATTCCTCCTTATATGCCAGTGGACTTGTAGAGCCCACGGAAATCAATCAGATTTACGCCAAAATCAAGGAAAATTCTCCACTTGATGCCGAGCGTGTTGAAAAGCACTGTACTTTCCATGGTCGGCTGATCGACGCCGTTCAGATATGTGACTTCGATCGATGGGCACATTCCCGGTGCGGCGGCCAGGTACCACGGTGTGGCATCTTCCAGCGTCGGATCTGATACGACTGACAATTTGTTTGCAAATGGATTCGGCGTCGCATTGCTTTTGCTCGGGTCAACAACAGACGAAATCAGCTGTGCTGCCGGGGTTTCAAGATCCACCGGCACAATCAGGTATGCCGGCTGAATGTTTAATGCTTCTTTGCCGCCGATATTTTTCTGTTTAGCCATTGCAGCTTTTGCTATCCCAAGGCTGACAACACTCAATGCACCAGTGCCCAGGTTTTTATGATCTGCGTGGAAAAGTTTTGCTTTTTCAATGTCCGGATTGTCCGTAATGATCTTGTAAACCAAGCGATTTATCATGCGGCGAGCGGCAGCGCCATACAGTGCCGGTATCTGATTAAGTGCACCCATATCATCATTGATAATAGCCTGGCGATTGATGCCGAACGATTTGCCATAGGTTGCAATGCTGGTTTTAGCACTCGTTTCAGTGATTTTCGAATCCTTAAACTCTCCCGTCTCACCGATTTTTTCCAATTCATCCGCCTCACTTAATCTGTAGCGCGTCGCATCCTTGAAATCGGTATTTGAGCCCTTTGCCGTCCAAAGTTGGAAGGTTGTCGGGGCTGTCTGATATGCCTGAGCCATTGATTTATTGGCCGCATTGGATAAGATCCCCGGGAATGCTCCTGTGCCGGTCAAAGCTTCGCGAATCAGCGTGTCATTGTCTGCATAGCGCATATCCTTACCGCCCTGGCGTTCAATACAGTCCTGTGCCAAGCGCAGTAAACTCATGCCACGGAAATCCATTGCCCCTTCTGCCGGCTTTTCGATAGCAAGGCCGGCGCGCATAGCCATGCCATCAGTGGCGGCTGAGCGGAATTTTTCAATATCTTCTTTTCCTACCGAAATTGGCGTCGGCTTATTTTTCTCCATTGCTTTTTCCAGGACGATCTTGCGGACTTCCTCCACGCTTTTCCCGCCTGAAATATATTCCTGCGGGTCCATGTTAAACGAGCGGCACATCGATCCAATTTCGGCCACTCTGGCACGTTCTGCGACGATCCCCCTTGCCACTGCATCGTTTACGTCTGGCGGTGCATCCGGTGCTACCGGCGGCAATGCTCTTTCCTGGTCGTTATCTGCCGGCGGTACATCCGGCGTGGTCTGATTCTTTGACATGTTTCTATTCTCCCCTTCTTCTTGGTCTGCGGATCTTCCAACGCCAACAGAGGCGTCGGCCGGTACGCTGACAATTGATATTTCGTATGGCATCCACCGCGTCGCTATTGAGCACGGTCCGGCAAATCTGCCGTTTGTACTCATAGCGTTCGGGTTCACTTCTTCCCATACGCTGACTCTATATCCTACCGATACGCCTTTCAGCGTGCCGGATAAGACCTTCTGATATATTTTTTCGGATTCTTCATCCTCGTCAAACCGCACAATTGCAGTACATTTACGGGCCGCTTCGTCTAATCTAACAGATAAAACCTGCCCGATCGGTGTAAATGAATCATGATTAAAAAGCAGCACACCGATTTCTTCCAGCCGTGTCAAGTCGACAGCGCTCGGCTCATGGCTCAATATTTCGGGGCCAAACCAGCGATTGTATGGTGTTTCGCTGGAAAATGAAAGCTCGACCGTGCGGTCGTCTTTTACGGCAGCCCGGTCGAGCGTCATTTCGCGAAACATTGATTTGTTTTTGTTATTCTTCCCCATTTTCTCCCTCCTTGTGGTTCATTTCTGCCGCCTGGACGGCCTCCGGCTTGTGAATCAGCAAATCCAGCCCCTTGCTTTCGGCATATGCTTTTTCTTTGGCCATCTGGTCAAGCTGAGTTTGCCAATCGTAACCGCGCCGTGCGCACCACTGTGCCAGCGTCATTCCGCCGTTTTGCATCAGTGTTACGTCCGCATTTGCTTCTTTCTGCGGATCAATCCATTCCCATCCCGGTGTGATCCAATCAGCGGCCAGGTATGCCTCTTTATTTGTCCAGTAATCTGGTATGTTCACCAGTCCGGCCAAGACAACAGCATCGACGAAAGCCTCCCATATTGGCCGGCAGCAGTGAGAAATCATATAGCCCTGGATTGGTAGAAATGTCCGCCGGTCTTCCAAGTGTCCCTGCCTGGCACTTGAAAACGTTGCCCTGGAAAAGTCACGGCTGACAAGCTCATACGACAAGCCCAGACCGGAGCCTGTAAGCTGCTGCTGTATTTTTACATAGTCGCCAGCTGTTGTCGCAGACCGTCCGGGATTTGCCGCACTTATGTCTTCGCCTGGGCGTAATTTTGATATCATCCCTGGGCGAATGCTTTCCAGTTGCTTCCCTTCTTTGTCCTTTGTCTGTCGGCCAACGGTCAGGTTCCCCCCTGGCGTTGTCGTCGTAATAAAAACAGCATAACAAGCAGCTATTTTTGCCGCGATTGTTTCCGCTCGCAAATATTCATCCGTTTCATTTATGCGCTGTATGCTTGTTGCCAGTTCTGATATTCCCCGGATCTGGTCTGCATGCTTTTTCCGCCACAGGTGCAAAATCTGATCTGCCGGCACGCGGTCGGACTGATATGTGATGTATCCATCCGGGCTTTTGTGTTGTATCCAATACGCGACAGGCTTTAAATAATCGTCTAATTCGATCCCTGACCGAATGATCCGGTTTGTTTTTGGCGCGGTCAATAAGTATGAATCCAGTAAATCCGGCTTAATCAGCTGTAATTTTAGCGGAATCCGTGCGGATTTATCATAAACTTTGCGTACCATGCTTTCCCCGTCGACTACTTTTCGGCGCAGCAGCAGCTCTTGCATTTCATAAAATGTTTGCTGTCCTGTGATATCGCAGTTTTCCTGCTTGATCCATTCTTTCCAAAGGTCTTCCAGCTTTGCATTTATTGTGTCGTCCGGCGTTCTGGCTTGTGGCTGGATACCAGTGCCGACGGAATTGCGGACGATTGATCCGATTGCTGATTCGGCCATATCGCTATTGTCTTCCAAATGCCGAGCCCGGGCTTTGATCAGATCGCGCTGCATCTTGTCCGAGTTCTCTGTGTCCATATTGATCGGCGTCCAGGTGTCGTTGAAACGATCAATCCGCCCCGCGTCATAGCTTCGGACGGCGTCGGCAAATGCAGCCCTTTTATACGCCCATTCCGGCGATACAATCGATATCGCTTTTTCCAGGATGTTCACAGCATTCCCATTTGCGCGAATGTTGTCCTGCCGCCATTTTGTGCGGCAATAGCTGCTTTTAAATCGCCTTCGCGGTTATAGAGCGTCGCAAGGTCGCCCTTGGTCAGCTTCCTGGTGCCAATCTGGTACTCCTGCGCCCCTTCTTCAATGGCTGCTATTGCATTTTGCACACGGTCGAGTTGTTCTTCCAATGTCTGCAAATGGTTCACCCCCTTTTATAGCCAATTTTTTGTTTGACCAAACCAATCATTCTGCGGCTCGTTTGTCGGTTTTTCCGGTTCTTCTTCAATTTCATCGGTCAAATACCGCACGCCGAGTATTTCCGCTGCCAAAGCATTATTTGTTTCTGTATCCAGCAAATGGTTCTGCGCGTGGCTTGATATCGGTTCCCATGTATAAGTCACTCTCCCTTTTTTGTCTTTGTGTTCGACTTTCTGCTCGGCGCATATCTGATCGCAATACCGGCGATCGATGCCATCGTATACATTCCAGCTGCCTTTGTCGCCAGCTTCAATTGACAATCGTCCAGCAATAAAATCTTTAAACTGATTGGCATCAAAAACATAAAGGCGTAGGCCGATTCCTAGGCCTTTATCTATGATCGATACGCTATATCGTGACGTCATTTGCTTCGACGCCCCTTTTGTCGGTACGCATACGCCTGCCCATTTTGCACAAAATTGGTAAACTTCATCCCGGTTATAGCCGGAATCCATGCAGCATAAATTCACATTGTAAATCTCGCCATTCGCATCACAATAATTCCGATTCATGGCAGCCTCAATGTCCGTCCAGGTTTCTGCCCGACCGTAATCAACAAGCCAGCTGGTCAAATCCGGTCCCCAGGCGCGAACGCTCCACCAGAAATGATCCAGCTGCACATCGACACCCATCGTCAGCAGCTGCGCTTTTTCATGTACGCGGCCCTGTTCATATTCGCCCTGTTTTTCCATAACAACATCAGATTGCATTTTGCTTGCCTTGTCTTCCCAAGGTTCAGCCAACCACGAATTGATAAAGTTCATCAATTTTTCCGGCTCGTCTTTCCACGACAAAAACTTTTCGGCAACGTCGCCAAAAGTCAGCCACGGAGAATAAATTGAATTTAAGTGATAGGCAACCGAATGCACCCGTCCCTTTACGTTCTTTAATTCAACCCATTCTTTGTTGACTTTTTTTACTCGTCGCCATTCGCCTGCACGCAACATCGGCATTTTATGACGGTCGTCAATATGCTCATGACAGGACTTGCATTCGTAATATGCGGCATATTTCGCCTGCTGTGGGGTGCTGTCTTCCGGCCATTTTATCTGTTTAAATTCCAGGACTTGAAATTCTCCACAATGTGGGCACGGAACATAATATTTATATTTTGCATCGGCGTTTAACCAACCTTGCCAAATGTTCCCCCTTTTTAGCGTTGGAGAAGATACCTTGACTATCTTTTTGTTATAAAATGTCTTTGTTCGTTCTTCGGCTAATTCTAGCGGGCCGGCTTCTGTCCCAGACCACTTCGGATACTTGTCGATTTCATCAAAAAATATATATCGTGCTGGCCGGCTGGATAGGTTTGACGGTGAGTTCGCCCCCATAAGTGCGATATACATACTTGGAAACTGTAGTTCACACCATTGACTTTCCCGATCTAAGAATTTTTCCCGGAGATTCGGAGACAATTCCATCATTGGCTGCAGTCTGTTTTCGCTGGTAAACTTCGCCAGCTTGTCTGACGGATATACAATTATCATCGGTCCCGGATCTTGGGCAACAGCATAGCCGATCATATTTAGCTCTGTAACCGTTTTTCCCAGCTGTGTTCCGGCAACAATGGTTATGTCCTGGATCTGCGGATTGTTAAATGCATTCATCGGTTCTTTTAGATACGGTGTCCTGTCAGTTCGCCACGGTCCAGGCGCAGCGCTGTCCTTTTCTGATAATATGCGGTGTTTGTCCGCCCATTGGCTTACCGTCAATTTTTCCGGCGGCTTGAATGACGCGAAAGCCTTTGTGATATATGGCGGGAATTCACTTTTTCTTTGCATTATAGATCTCGCTCCGACTTATTTGTTCTAGCGCTTCGGTGATGCGTTTGTCAACCACCTTTTTTGCTTCCAGTGCCGCCTCAACATCGAAAGAATTCAAGTCTGTCGCGACGTCGTGGCCAATCGCCAGCAAATTTCGTTTTAAAACTGTGAACAATCTTCGCAGGTCAGCCGTCACCGTTTTTACCGGTATAAATTCTTCTTCTGTGACGCCTAATTTTATCTGTTCCTGCCGTGCCTTCGCTTCCTTCAAGTCCGCTTCTGCTTTGAGTTTGCGGATTTCCGGGCTCTCTTTATGGCCGCCGCCAAAACGCCATTCAACCAGCTTTTTAAGGTCCCACTTTCCCCTACTTTCTTTCGGCGCTCCTTTTTTCTCCCAACTTGACAAACTCTCGCGAGAAATCCCGAAAAAATCACACGCTTCTTGCGTACTGAAAATGAATTGTTTCTCTATTGTATTTCGTTTTCCATTTTTTGACTTTTCCGCCATCCCTCCCCCTCCTTTGAATTTGTCAACTTGTCAACCCGTTTTTTTTATTTTGATGCAGCCAGACTTTGGGGCTCGGAGACCCGCAAGCACTTTGGCTCTAAGGAGTACCTACGACCCCCGGGGGCTATTTGATCACATTGGCATGGTCTGCCCTGTACTTTCCCCCACTCTTATGACAGTTCGGCCGGCTTGTCTGCATCAGTGATTGATAATCTTCTTGCTTTGGCCTACGCCTATGCGTTACACATAGGCGGCCGACGTAGTACGTGTCCTTGCTTGTGCACATTAAGTTATTATTGTGTATGCACTTGTGATTGTCACAATAGACCATCGCCCTACCTTCTTCCCGGATAAAGCTCGTTCAGATGATCCTCGCAGGCTTGCCTTATCGGCTCCCATCTTTGCTCTCGCGTTGCTGATGATGTTTATAGCAAAGCAGGCAGCCTTTCTCGATGACGTCTTCCTTGTCGCTGCCACATGGTTCATGATGCCATTTCTCG